ACACACACGCAATAAAAAAAAACAGAAAGTTTTCAAAATACCATATTTTTTCGGAAGGTCATGTCGCACATACACGCCCAATATATAGGTGATGATACCCCCTCCCACCTCCCGAAGAGATTTCCTGGGAGATCCTAGGGGGTCGAGGTCGGGACAATCTCCGCGTCGATTACCGGCGGGACCGGCAACACCGGCGAAGGAACCGGCAGTGCCGGTGAACCAGGCAACGCACCAGGTGAAGGACTGAAGAACTGGACCAGGAATTGGAAAGGATTAGCCTGTTGTTCAGTTCCCTTTTCGTAATCTCCAGATAGCTTTGATAGGATATTAACAGCTTCTAATTTGCTAGGCATTTTTACTCTCTTTTTAACATTACCTAACTGATCTACATCTTCGCTGTACTCTTGACAGAGTGGAGAGTCTTTATCCACTTGTCCAGCTGGTGTTCTTGCAACACTAGAGAGAAACGCTTTACGTTCGGCAAGACTCATGACCGTCTTTTCCCATTCTATTTCCTTCGCTCGCTGAATCGCTTGGGAAACTTTGGGAGTCTTTATCAACCTGCAAGCATCACTTGCCGCATTCTCAATGCTGGACGATTTATACCCCGCCAACAGATATGCTTTGCTTAATGGTAGTCCTTGCAAGTGGTATTTGACGAACTGACTTTGCTTTGGTGACAACTTGGCAACGCTAGGGAGATTTTTCTTGTTCATTTTCCATAGTTTTACATAGTGCCATTCCCTAGTCAACTTATCTCCATTGAACCGATGCTCGCCTACGGCTCCGCTCTATCATCTTGTGATGCGGTGGATTTGAAATGATGCGTGAAATAGAGATGATGGATACATACTGAATTTATTATGTATCGGTCATACGATAGGATGACCACAAAAAGAGCCTATCTCTGAAAGACTCATCTTCACCACGGATTTGGAACGACCTATGAACCCTAGTCTTATTAAGGTAGACTATGAAGAGAGGATCACAATCGCAGCGTGATCTCATTATTAAAGCGGGACGGCTAGTACCCCGCTTCCAACCTTCGCACGTGGGCCGACATTCTCGATTCCCAGGTGTTACACCATCAAGTGATCTTGTCACCTGATGTTCTAAATATATATGAAGAATTGAAGATTGCAACAGAGAATGAAAAAAAGATCATCTTTCTCACAAAAATATCTTGCAAGGTTATAAAAAGATGGTATTGTAGTTGTAGTGATTGACTACGGAACCCGATAAACACTGGCTCTAGAGGCGATCACGAAAAACAACACCAACACCTAAAAACATGACAACAATAAAAGAAGCAATTAAGAAATATATCAAAGAAGCAAAAAAGAAGGGAATTACCAAGATGACATTGGATAATCTCTTCATGTGCTGTCCTGTTGCACCTGCTGTATATCGTGAAATGGCTGGAACAAATGGCCGCTATGTCTACAAACAAGAATTCTTTAAGATAGCATCAAAACATTTCCCTTCTTTTATAATCTAAACACCACCCAACACCCAACACTAATACAACATGAAAAAATCCGACGCAATCATTGCTTGGAATCGCTCCAATCAAATTCACGCCCTAACCCTCCGCTTGGCAATCCTGGGAGCCGTAGCCGCCCTCCTAGCCGCTCGAATCGCTTATCTATTAACCAACAACTAAACCCCAACCCCAACCCCGAACCAAAAGGAGAACATGAAAACTTATAACTTCCACTTCACGCCGAAGAGCGACAACGTAAAAACGGGAGCAATGCCTGTGACCACGTCAACAGCGGAGACTTGCCCCGACTCTTGCCCTTTAAAGGCTGGCGGGTGTTATGCAAAAACCTCTTTCCTTGGAATGCACTGGCGAAAGGTTTCCGATGGTAGGAGAGGCGAAGGATTCACCGCTTTCCTAGCAAAGATCCGAGAGATACCGAAGGGAACTTTATGGAGGCACAACCAAGCTGGCGACCTCCCAGGGAAAGGTGACAGGATCAACTCCCGTGACTTGGTACGCCTAGCAAAAGCCGCACGGGGAACAAGGGGCTTCACCTACACGCACAAACCCCCGACCGCGGGAAATCTGAAGGCTATCCGATCCGCGGTGAAGGAAGGTTTCACTATCAACCTTTCCGGAAACAGCTTGAAACACGCCGACCGCTTGTCCAGGCATGGATTGCCAGTTGTAGCCGTGCTTCCCTCCGATGCGGTGAAGGTTAAGAATTTGACCACGCCCCAAGGAAGGCCCGTAGTAGTTTGCCCTGCTACCAGGAGCGAATACATCACCTGCAAAACGTGCGGCCTCTGTTCCAAGGCTGACCGCCCCTTTATCATCGGATTCCCAGCTCATGGCACTATGTCAGCGAAGGCTGACGCAATCGCCAACAACTAAACCCAACCCCAACCCAAACACCATAACAACATGAAACTACACCCTAGCATAACTGAAGACAGAATCATCCAGGCAATCGAAACCGACGATATGGAGGGAATATGTACCGCTTGCGGTGAATCTTCCTCTTCACCTTGTGAACCCGATGCAAGGAACTACGAATGCGACTCTTGCGGAGAGTTTAAGGTTTACGGAGCTTCCGAGCTTCTCTTTCACCTCCCTTTAATCTAACCCCAACCTCAACACCTAAAAACATGAACCTAGAAACCGCCGCCGATATTCTTTACGGAAATTCCGTAGAGAGAACCACGTTGACCTTCACGCCTAACTTGGAGGAATTCCAACCCGTACGGGCTAGGAGTATCCAAGATAGCCTAGAGAGCATTATAGCAACGTGCGAAGCACTGAACCGAGAGATTGAGGCGATCAAGTACGCCCTAGAAAACAAATAACCGCCGCCGATTATGAACGAAAACAAAGAACAAATCCCCTGCTATTGTGGAAACCCCGAAGCTGAATGGCATGGAGACAAGAGAGGATACCGAGCTTACTGCTGTACCGAATGTTGGCAAGATGACCCCACCGCCTTTCTAGGCTATCATGTAACCGAATACCAGGCGGTCGAGATCGCCGCCCTATGGAGAAAATCATGGGACAGCATGTAGAATGCCATCAGGGATTATTTTGCCGCCTACGAATAACCGCCGCCGCCGACCATGGAAACGCTTGAACAAATCGTATCCAATCTCATGACCATGATTCAACAGAACGAAAAGTTTATTGAATCACCACCCAAACCGCCGCCGCCAATCCTGCGGATAAGCGATAAAAGCGATAAAAGCGATGAAAGGTCACCTGCAATACTTACAATACCCACAAAAAAAATACCCATCACCCGATCAAAAGATTGGAAACCTACCTTTTGGTCTGATCTTTACATAAGCCGATCAGAAAACCCTTGTACTAAAAAACTTGATCCACTACGACCGCATGAATTTCCCCTAAAAATTGTGCGTCATAGAGGAAACCCTACAGATAAAACTAATTTCACCCACCTCCAGGAACTCTGGAATGGGAGAGAAAAACCGCTAGAGATAAAAACAGCGGGACGCAGAACAGACAACCTAACCACCAAAATTAAACCATGACCACTAAAACCGCCGCCGCATTAACTGAATCAAAAGCATTAGTTACCAATATAGAACCTTTGTTCTATAATCTCATCAGGACATCACAACATCACGGCTTGGATACCATCCAGATCAGCACATTGAGGGCAAGGGAAATCGCCGCCGATTTACTTGTGCTTAAAAAGAGATTGCAAGATTTGCAAATAACTGAAACAAAAGCAGAGTCAACAATTGACAGGCATCTAGACAAGATGTTCAACCTATAACCAACATGAGCAAACGATACGACGATTACGATTACACTTGTAAAAACGAAGAATGTGAACATGAGTTCACCCTCCGATTCTATGCCGCAACTCCTAATAGGGGAATGCATGGACGATTTGAAGATGCCGAGCAGGGATCATCCGCATCATGCGATCCCTCCGAGTGTCCCAAATGTGGGGAGGAGGTTTCTACCGAGGATGTAGAATCCGATTGTATGCCCGACCCCGACGATTACATGGAGCCTGATTGGGATTGAACCATAAACACCGCCGCAAAATGAACGTCATTAAAAGCGTCTATGAATCCCAAGAAGAGATTCTAAAATCTATCCAGAATCTCCATTGTAAAGATGGATTTGATTGTGATATGACTTATGGAAACGGATCATTCTGGAAAAATCTTCCAAAACCTATTCTATGCTTTGATATTCAACCTCAAAAGCCAGAATGCATACAGGGAGATAGCCGTTGTCTACCTTTACTTAAAGAGTCTCTCAATAGCATGGTATTTGATCCTCCCTTTTTGACATACGTCAAAGGGGGAAGAGATCACAAAGAAGGAAAAGTTGCTATGACAGCTAGATTCGGTGGATATTGGTCATACACCGAGTTAGAGGATCATTACAGAGACTCAATAAGCGAGGCATACAGGGTATTAAGACCGAAAGGTCACCTTGTCATTAAATTTCAGGACATCATCCACAATCACAAAATGCACAGCACCCATTACAATACGATTGCATGGGCTGAAAGCGAAGGGTTCAGATTAGCAGATTTATTCATTCTTGTGGCTTCCCACAGAATGCCATCACCACAAAAAGGAACACAAAAACACGCAAGGATATTCCATAGCTATTTCCTTGTTTTCCAAAAAACAAAATGAGAGCAACACAATACAACGGAGAGAGGCCAAATTTAGATTGGACACCATTCCTTTTATTTCTCTACCGAGAGTATGATTGGAACTTGACTTCACCTAGATTTCGATCAACATATTTTCCTATCAAAAAAGTCTTGCAAGGGACTAAAACATCAACCACATTAGCACGATGACAACCACTGAAACACCTACCGACACCTTCACTACACCAGCACCAAAGCAGAATGCTTTCCTTGGACTCTATGTTCCGCTTGATCTTAAAGCCAAGATCCATGCCGCCGCAAAATCCGAGCGTAGGAGCATGAGTAGCTTTGCTGTTGGAGTCTTTGAGGAATACTTCAACGAACCATCTCCAGCCCAATGAGCAAGACCATCGCCGCATTGATTCTTCTTCTCTTGCTAATCGCTCTTGCAGTATTAACAATGCCACGATGAAAGAAGGACTTTACAAAAATATCCAAAAAAAGAGGGAACGCATTGCCGCTGGTTCTGGAGAGAAGATGAGGAAGCCAGGATCAAAAGGAGCACCTACTGCAAAAGCATTCCGAGACTCCAAGAAAACCGCTAAAAAGAAATAACACTATGGCTAAAACACCAGCATGGCAGAGAAAGGAAGGCAAATCGGAAAAGGGAGGATTGAATGCCAAGGGAAGGGAATCCTACAATAAAGCAACAGGAGGTCACCTCAAGCCTCCTGCACCTAATCCCAAGACCAAATCAGATGCAGGACGTAAAGCCTCATTTTGTGCCCGAATGAAAGGGATGAAGGCAAAACTTACCAGTGCAAAGACCGCTAAAGATCCCAACAGCAGGATCAACAAAAGTTTAAGGGCATGGAAATGTCACTAACCAATTTCCTTTGGAAATTCATCCAAGGATTAACCAACAACAACAACCATGTCACACACACTAGCGGAACTAAACGAGATCGCACAGGGCGTAGCCAACAAGCTCGGTCACATCAGTCAGGAGCTTCTTTTGGAGATCGAAGCACTCATCAACAAGAAGGAGTGTTCTACCGCCCCTTGCCCCGACCAACAGCCTGTATCGGATGCTACAGAGACCCCTGCTGTTTAACAAATAGATGAAAGCACTCTTTGAACGGATGAAAGGGATGTTTCAGCCTCTCCAGATCAAGGCACTCCCTAACGAGACTTTGATCAATACTCGTAAGCTGTCACCAGTAAAGCGTAAGTCGATCAAGACAGAGGCTACCAAGCCAGTAACAAAGGGTCGCAAGCCCACAACAAAAAGGAAAAAGTAAGATGCCAACGAAGAAAATGCCAAAGATGGAAAAGGCCAAGCCAGCCAGCAAAGCTACCAAG